GGGATAGGACAAATTATTTCTGTTATAACTTTGTTTTCTAATGGAGAAATAGGTGCTGAGCCTGATTATGAATCTTTTGCTTTAGGTACAACACTTTTAGATAGTATTAGTCCTTATAAAATTGCATTATATTTTAATACAGGTAGTGCAAATACTAATAATAATCGTTTAACGAATAATGATAAATACTCACAAAGTTTAGCTCCTGAAACAAACGATTTAGGTAATAGAAACAAGCAAGACTATCTTAGTGATGATCCTTTTAGTGTAAAAATATATCCAGATCAGAATTTTAAACCTTATTTCTCAAGTACTAGAACATCAACAACTAAAGCAGATTTTGGTTCGTATAGATCTTTACCAAATGGAAATGCTTACAAAGTTCCTTGGGAATTAATACAATTCATGAAAGATGGGGATGATAAAGCAAAAGCAGATTTAAGAATTAAATTACGGAAAATAAATCATTCTTATCCTCAACTTTGTCATTTAAAACAAAGTCCACAAGTTGAACCTGTTGGTGTGTTTCGTGAAGTTAGTAAAGATGACACGTTCTATTATTCTCTTACATCTACGAATGAAAGTTGTTTTATTCAAGAAACAGCAGAAGGTAATGCTAAATATAATAAATTTTCTCCTTGGGGATCTGTAGATGCAAAAAATTCTATAGATGGAATTAGAGAAATAGTAGATGATAATGTTTCAGTAGGAGATCAATATTTAGTTGGATCAGCTATTGTTGTCTGCACCAATGTTGATAATGGAGATAGATGGGAAGATACTGATATATCGACACCTATGGATAAATCATGGACTTTTAAAGTAGAAGAGCCTGGTTATGTAATGTTTACAAATTATGATTCACTTGCTAAACCATACGCTTCTGCCAATATCCAAAGATTAGCTATTGCAAGTGTAAATAATGTTAAAGCAGCACGTATTACAGAAATAGGTATAAAAAGCAAAGTATTTAAAAGGATTAACGGTTTTCCTAATGTTAATGCTGTGCCTTCTAGAGAAAGAGTTGAATATTATGAAAAAAAGAATACAAGTGTAGGAGTTGGCTCTATTTCTACATATACAAATAGAATTAGTCTTTTTAAATTAGAAGCAAGACCTGTAAATTCTAATATTGAATATCAAAATATTCTTGGTGCAGATGTTCTTGCTATAAAAGGTAGTTCTCCCGTAGCTCAATACAATACAATAACAATAGATAGCCATACTCATCCGGCTAAATATGAATATAGATTTGTTCCTGTATCTAATAATATTGCCTTACATGGACCTGCTTTTGGTGTCCAAACGATTTATGTTCTAAGTCATGCAGAAAAATTAGTACAAAAACATCAGTTTACGTTTACAAATGTAGGTTTAGAAAATGCACCTGACAATTTAACTATCAGTATATATTTTCATGCAAGTGTCTTATTTCTTCCAGAGGTAGAGACTCCAAATAGAAATACAGATAATAAATATTGGACACGCGGAGTTTTAGGGATTGATCCTGATACAGGAGAAGAAGAAGAACCTGTTACTCCTGCTGGATCTGCAATTACTGGGTTAGATAAATATGAAGAAGGGACAATGCCTACGGATGCTGCTGATTGGCAAGATTTTCAACCTCTATGGCAATTTAATGATTACATCGTGGAAGTTGTTTCTGGTGTTTTAAATGGAGGATCTAATGACGCTGGAGTTTTTTATGGGATTACTCCTACAGTTGCTGGAGGAGCGTATGTTTCAAGGTTTCCTACGGATAGTCCTGATCTTTGGGACGATGTTTACACAAGCTCAACGGGTGAAACTTTACCTTTATTAGGTCCAACGGTAGGTGTTTTACAAAGAAAAAATCCTAATAATCCTGCCGAAGATGAATATGTTTTCTATTTACCAGAAGGATGGACACAAGAAAACGAAGATACTGTTTCTATTTCAATTCCATCTGGAAATACAAATATTCACTCGTATTACACAAGACCAGTTATTAACCCTCAAAGAGGAAATCTTCAATTTAGGTATAAAGTCGTAAAAGCTAGTGAAACAATTAATAGTAGTCATAACAAATGGCAAATTTTTACAAATCCAGAAGGCCCTTCTGGTCTTTGGCGTGCAACCCACGCTTTTAAAGCACAAGTTAATACAGGTGCAACAGTAAATAATAGCGTGGTTGTTTATGACGGGACTTTAAACAATTCATATGGAACAGGAGATGGTCAGATTCAAAATTTGGCAGTAGGAAGCACAGGAACTGGTTTAGTAATTGAAGTTACAAAAACATGGACTGGAGCAGAGGCTAACCCTGATCAAGTGCATTATTCATGGACAGTTACTAATCCAGGTGATGGTTATTTTTCTGGTGAGCAAATAGTTTTACATGGTCAATATGACGATCTTGTTATTACTGTCACGGCAGCAGAAAAACCAGAGCCAATAGTAAAAGTCTCTGAAGATTTTCATTCTTCATGGACAGTTACAGATGCAGAAGCTTCTAATCGTTACTGGAATAATAAAAATTTAAATCCTCATCATGTAATGTCTGATCATTATCTTTATGATGCAGAATCTTCTAGTAATGATGACTCACCTGAACATTCTATTTGTTTTGTAAATGAAATTATAAACACTAATTCAGAGATTACTTATCGAAATCTTGCTACTGCTGGAATTAGAATTAGCAGTACAAAAGAATTTACTGCTTTTAGTCAACTTTCAGCCTTTATTAAACAAGGTATTAAAGTTACTCAGTTAATTGATGATTATGGTAATTCTACAAATACAACAGTAAAGAAAAGTTCTAATAATTTTGTTGAAATAGTATATGATTTATTAACAAATAAAAGTTATGGTGCAGGAGATCTTGTAGGAGTTTCTGGTGTTAATAAAGAATACATGAAAGAAGCGGCTAAATACTGTTATGCTAATGGGTTTACTTGGGACGGCATTGTAGATAGTAATACAAATTTAAGAGAATTTATTTTTACTCATGCTGGATATAATTTATTAGATTTTACAATTATTGGAGGATTGTTTGCTTTGCGTCCTTCTTTTCCTACAAATGATGGTGGAACAATTGATATAGAAGCAACAGTTCCTCCTTTTAACTCCTCTCCAGCAGATCAAAATGGAAAAATTGAAATTAAAGCATTATATACAGATGGAAACATGCGTAATTTACAAGTTTCTTTCTTAACTCCAGAAGAACGTCAAATGTTTAAGGCTACTGTTTTATATAGAAAGCAAGAGATTAACGGATTTCCTGAAACAAAGGTAACAACAATTGCTATGGTTGACGGCAATCAAAATTCTATTGAAAGTTTAGAAGCTTTACCAGAAGAAGTTTTTGATTTAAGTGGCTGGTGTACTTCTGTTAATCATGCAAAGAGATTTGCTGCAATAGCTTTAGCAAGTAGAAAGAAAATTGATCATGGAATTGTTTTTGAAACTACGCCTACATCTGTTTTGGGTTTGTTAGGCGGAGACTATATAAGGGTTATTTCAGAAAATACGCATAGCAGTCGTTTCAATAATGGAAGTATTGATGCTGATGGTTTTGTTACATCAAGAACGCCTATTTCTGGAACGATTAATATTTATTGTTGGACACCAGGGACATTAGGAAACATAAAAACAACCGAAACATTAACTGTTGCAGATGGAAAAGCAACGACTGGACTTAGAAATGTTTTATTTGCTCAAGTTGACACGACAGAAGAAAATAGAATTTATAAAGTTAATTCAATAACGTATGGAGAAGAAGGTTTCGTTAGTGTAGGAGCAGCACATGTTCCCTTAACGAACGATAATAAATTAGAGGTACTTGCTAATACAGATCCCACAAAAGAATCTTTTTCATCAACATTCTTCACATTGACATAACAACATGGCTTCTATTGGCTTTCCTATATACGTTCCACCATCAAGCAGAAGTTATTCTCCTGGGACGTTTCCGCAACAAACGTTTGAATCTCAAAATGGTGCAAAAACTGTTTTAAGGTATGGAAGTAAACGAGTTAATGCAACTCTAAATTTAGGTTTTTCAAATATTGAAGATGCTCTTGCTGCTTTGATCCTTGAAAATTATGAAGCAGTTAACGAAGCATGGGATTCAGTTATTTTTAGTCCTACTAGCGGATTACAAGGAATTAGTGATGCAAAAAGAGGAACAGATTATTATGGAGGTATTCGGCAAGATGCTACAAATGGCTTAACTGATCATATTCAAGAAGCTATTTCTGGGTTGAAATGGCGTTATTCTGGTCCTCCAACAGTTACAAGTACGTTTAAAGGAAGAAGTAATGTTAGTTGTAGTTTTGTTGCTTGCCTAGATTCACCGTAGAATAGACTCAATGTTTTAATTTAAGGTTGTGGGTTTTTATTCCGGACGTGATGGCGAACTCTACATAGCGGGTTCAGGCATTAAAGCAGCAAAGGTTCAGTCTTGGTCTTTTTCTAGTTCAATGGCTGTATTAGAAACAACAAGCCTTGGAGATACAGATAGAACTTTAAAGGCAGGTGTCAGAAGTTATTCAGGTAGTTGCCGTTTGTTTTATTACGTTGCTAATCCTGGTTCTGGTGCGGATTCAAACTTAAACGCAATTTTAACCAATGCGATCAAAACAGGAGGATCAGCAGGAGAGGCAGGTGGAGAAACTGCTGATGTTTCTGATGAAATAGTATTAAAGCTGCGAATGACCACAGGTTCTACTGATGTTCGAGATATTCAATTCTCTGTCTTTATTACAGGTGTTTCAATGAATAGTGCAGTAGGAGAAGTTGCTTCTGCTGATATTACTTGGGAAGCAAACGGTCAACCTTATGGAAACGTAACCTTAGTTGATTAATGAGTGTTTATTTCGGCCAATGGGGTGAAGTAGCCCTTAAGAGAGATACGCTTCAATCTGCGTTGCAGACGAAGTTAGATCCTTATGACGTAAACACATCAACAAAGAGATTTAGTGTTGACCATAGTTCTGGTTCGTTAATTAGTGGAGATGAAGTAGAAATAGAAACGGCTGATGGTTCAACACTCGAATTAGTTAACGGTCACAGTTATCCAGATGGAAAATGGTTTATTAATGTTGATCCTGTTGGTGGAATTCGTTTATATGAAACTTTTGCAAAAGCAATTGAAGGTACAACTACTAATGCTTTAGCTCTTGTTACTCCTAGTTCTGCCAAAGATATATTAATTCGTACTAGAAATGAAAGATTTAGGCATGTAGCAGGTGTTAGAGAATTTGAAATGACAACGAGTAGGGAGCAAGTTGATTTAACAAACCTTGGAGATGAATTTAGGAATCAATATGAAGCTGGCTTAATTAGTGGTCAAGGATCAATGACCTGCATCTGGGAGCATGATTATGACGCAGGAGACCGAGCAAATAATTATGGAGAAGACCCAGAATTTCCTTTCTATTTAGCTCAATTACTGGTTCGTACGCAACAAGGATCAGATTTTGATGGATTGTTTTATATTTTCCGTGATCCTGATAATGCAAGAAAAAATGTTTTTTATGAGGCTAATTGCATTATTACCAATATTGCTGTAACGGTGTCTGTGACTGAAGTTATAGAGACTCGAATAGAATTTGTAACAAATGGAGTAATTAGATTAAAGACAGGAGATACACCAGGATTCTTGTTACAAGAAAACGCAGATAAGATATTACAAGAAAATCAGAGTCGCATATTGCTTGAAGAGGTTTAAACTGCTGATATTGGTATTTAGTTAGTCGGCAATGGCAGATCTCAAGATCACTACTTTACCTGCTTTAGCAGAAGCAGGAATTCAAGCGACAGATCCATTAGCTATTGCTGATGTCAGCGCAACAGAAACCAAAAAGGTAACTGTTAAAGATCTTATTGCTGCTGGTGTTGCGTTAATTGATGACGGAGATATACCTGCTGCAAAGGTTGGGACATTAGGCACGAACCAAGTATCAAGTGCAGCCATACAAGCTGGTGCTGTAGTTGCTGCCAAGATTGCAAGTGGAACGATAACTGCAACTCAAATAGCAGACGCAACGATAACTGGAGCGAAGTTAGTTAACGATACTGTTACTGCGACACAGATAGCTGCTAATGCGATAACTGCTTCTGAGTTGGCTGATGATGCTGTAGATGAAGCAGCAATAGTTTCTAATGCTGTCACTGTTAATAAAATTGCTAATACAACTGTCACCTATGCAAAGTTAAATCTTAGTGATGGAGATATTCCTGGGGCAAAGATTGCAACAGGTGGAATTACAGCAACACAATTAGCAGCAAATTCTGTAGCTGCTTCTGAACTTGCTGACGATGCCGTTGATACAGCAGCCATTGTTGACGGTGCTGTTACAGCAGTAAAGATTGCAACGAATACAATTACTGCTAATCAAATAGCTGCAAATGCTATTGGTGCTAGTGAATTAGCAGATAACGCTGTTGATACGGCTGCTATTGCTGATGGAGCTGTAACTGCTGCAAAGCTTTCTGGTACGTTAGCTGCTACTTCAATTGCTGATGATGCGGTAACAACTGCCAAGATTCTTGATGATGCAGTTACAAGTGCCAAGATTGCAGCAAACGCCGTTGATGCAACTGCTTTAGCTGATAACGCTGTTGATGCTGGAGCAATAGCTAGTAATGCTGTTACTGAAGCCAAGATTGCTGCAAATGCTGTTGTTAACGCCAAAATTACTGATGGCACGATCACAGCAGCAAAGTTAAATACATCAAATATTGATAGGTCATTAAATGTAGCTAGTGGAAATCTTGGAATAAATAATGCTGTTAGTGGTGGAGCTGCTACACGATCTGGGATCACATATAACGCACAAGGCTTAATTACTGGAACGGTTGCTCTTGCTGCAGGAGACCTCCCTGTAGCAACAGCCAGTGCTGTAGGAGGTGCATCTTTCCCTACTGCTGGAGGTCTTGCGATTACTGGAGCTGGTGCAGTTTCAATTGCTGCAACAGTTACAGGTACGACTAGAAGTGGAATTACATTTAATAATTTTGGACAAATAACTGCAAGCACTGCTTTAGTTAGTGGAGATTTACCAAACGCAACTGCTAGTGCTACTGGTGCTGTTTCCGTTCCAACGGGAGGGCCATTATCTATAAGTGGTGCAGGCGCACTTACCGTTAGTAATTCAGGTGTAACTGCTGGAACAGGGACAAAAGTAACAGTAGATGCAAAAGGAATAGTTACCGCATTAACAAATATTGCTGCTGGAGATTTACCAAGTCACAGTGCTGCTTTGTTAACAAGTGGGTCTGTTGATGCAGCAAGGATTGGAACAGATTCGATTGATGGTTCTAAATTATCTAATTCATCAACGACAATATTTCAATCTATAGCTCAAAGTGGTTATCCAACAGCACAATTCAATGGACAACTGTTATTTGATACGGTCTCAGAAGATGCTTTTATTTGGGATGGAACAGCTTGGCAAGCAATAACGACATTAACAAAAGGAAGTTTGGTTTTTGGTGGAACTTATAACGCTAGTACATCAAAAATGGCTTCGACGACCAGTGCAGGAATTGCAGCAGGTTTAGCAGTTGGATCTAATTTACCTACAGCTAGCGCAAATACCGACGGTGTTTACGTTGTAGTGTCAACTTCTGGAACGCCTGGGTCTCCGGCTCCTGTTGTTGCTCTTGCTCCTCCTGACTATATTCTTGGCGTTACAAATAGTTCCGGATCTTCATGGAATGAGATCGATTTATCGCAGACCGTAGCGGGCCAAGTTGCAAGCAATATCACTTTCACACCTTATGGTCAGCTCAGCTCGACCAACGTGCAGGATGCGTTGCAAGAACTTGAGACAGAAAAGATGGGTTTTGCTGGTGGTACTGTTACTGGTCAGCTATTAATTGGTAATACTGGAAGTTTAGTATTTGAAGGATCAACTGTTGATGCGTATGAATTAACCCTTGCTGTAACTGATCCAGCAGGAAGTGATAAAACAATTACTTTCCCAGATATAACAGGAACAGTAATTACGAGTGGGGATACAAATACTGTTACATCAACAATGGTTGATGCAAGCTTAGTAAATGCAAACTTAGCCGCAAATGCTGGAATTGTTTTAACTAAATTAGAAGGAATTACTTCTGGACGATTAATAGTTGGTAATTCATCAGGTGTTGCTGCTCAGGTTGCAATTACAGGTGATATTGGGATTACTAATGCAGGTGTAACTTCAATTGCTGCTGGAGCCATTGTTGATGCTGATATTTCTGGCTCGGCTGCGATAACAGGAACAAAGATTTCTACTGGAACGACAAGTGCCGTTGGTGTTCTTCAATTAACAGATGCAGCAGATAGTACAAGTACAACGACGGCTGCTACTCCTGCGGCGGTAAAAGTTGCGAAGGATGCTGCTGATGCTGCTGCCACAACAGCTAACGCTGCTTTGCCTAAAGCTGGTGGCACAATGACAGGCAATCTAATACTTGATAATGCAAAAGAAATTAGGTTTAGCGAAGGAGATGGTGATGGTACTAATTACACAGGAATCAAAGCACAAGCACAATCAGCAGATATTGTTTTAACTCTTCCTGCTGTTGCACCTACAACAGGTCAAGTCCTCAAAAGTGGTTCTACGGCAACCACACTTGAATGGGCAACTGACTCTGCAACTGACTCAACTAAAATGCCTCTTGCTGGTGGCACGTTCACAGGAGATGTAACTTTTACTGGGGACAGTTCAAATGGGTTATGGGATAAGTCAGCGAGTGCGTTTGTTGCCAATCTTACTGGTAATGTCACTGGAAACACTTCAGGTTCTGCTGGCTCATGTACTGGAAACGCTGCGACTGCAACGGCTTTAGCGACAGCAAGAAATATTGGTGGAGTTAGTTTTGACGGTACTGCAAACATAAATCTTCCTGGTGTTAATGCTTCTGGAACGCAAGACACTTCAGGGACAGCAGCTCTAGCAACTCAATTTACTGTTACTGCTAATAACACAACGGATGAAACTGTTTATCCACTATTTGCTGATGGAGCAACAGGATCACAAGGAGCCGAAACAGATACAGGACTTACTTAT